AGGAAACGACCCTCTATCAATCTCCTTGTCTGGTTCACCGGCAAGGAAACTAGATGTGCAGTCATGCCTATCGCCATGTAGGTAATCATCTAGCAAGACTCCTCTAGGCGTAAGCCTAGGGGGGTCATTCCCCTCTAAATATATATAGTTCGTTACTTATTAGAGACATGACGCGGTGTAGGGAGATGGCCACCCAGAGGGTTCGAGTCCTTCCTTGTCTCTAATAAATAGTGAATTATATGCCCCAGTAAAGAGCGCGCTGGCAGATATGCCTGTAGGAGGTGCAATTCCTCCCTGGGGCTTAAATAGTAAATTAACTTAGTAATATGTGTATACAAAAACATGCCAGATAGCACAATAAAACAATTTGAAAAAGAGCTGAGTGAGCTAATAAATAAGCATTGTCGAGAGAATCTATCAAATACTCCAGACTTTATTTTAGCAGAATACTTGGTTGGTTGCTTGACTAATTATGAAAAGATTCACAACAATAATGAAAAATGGTACGGTAGAGGGCTTGAGATAGAAATGCCAAATAATAATTTAACTTAGTAATATATAACTATGAAGAAGAAGGAATTAAAATGTCCAATATGCAAAGGAAAAGGAACAATAGATATTCCAAATAAACTTAATCCATATTTCAATATACAGGTTGACGCTAAGTATATTGCAAAGTCATTGAGAGCAGAAAAGTATTCTTATCGAGAAATTGCTCGCATTATGGGTTATAACAATCCACAAAGTATTAAAAATTTAATAGAAAGCACATAATGAAAGAACTTAATAGACCGATTTTTATAGCAAAGAAAAATTATAACTTTGAAGAAGTAGATATTTTTCTACGAGTTAAGGGCAGATTGCCCACGGAAAAGGGAGATGGGCTTACACAAGAGATACTAGATGAGTATTGTGAAAAGTTTGATAAGAAAGAATTGGTGCAGGGAATTGTGCCACTAAAGTTAATGTATGACCTTATTAAAAGTGGAGAAATAAATAGTAATTTAACTTAGTAATATATAGCTATGAAGAAAATAACTTGGGAAGACATGGACTTTATTTGTCTAATTGAATACGGTGATACATTTATGAATTTTTGGGTCTATGAAATTGTTGGGCACGAACAAAACTTTTTTGGGAAATTTAATATTCCGATATACGAAAAGAAAGGCGTTGATAGCTCTGTAGATACTACCAAAAAGTTAGGGGATGCCGAAACCTATATGGACGGAACAATAAAATGGGATGGATGTTCTCATGTTTACTTTGGCGAAGAAGGATATATACATATCTGTGGTGGAAGGAAGTGGCGAAGCCATATAGAAGTATGTAAGAGGCTCTTTGACCTAGCCGCACAATATTTCAATGAAGAACATCAGAAAGAATATTTCTATAAAGAATTTAACGCAATAGACCATGACTAAACAAGAGATACTAATGTTCAATAAATTAGTTTATTGCTTGGTGAGGTGGCGGAATAGTAGACGCAAAGGCTTCGGTGCAGATACAAGTCCCGAAGATACACGAGAGCAATAGAGTGTGGCGTTGAAGCTAACTTTTTGAGATGATTAGTTGCAAATAATCATTGCTGAGAAAATTTAGTGGATACTACTTGCATAGAGTAGGACAGGGCGCATACGTGCCAACTGTCTGCATGCGAGGTGCAAATCCTCGCTCTCACCAAATAGTAAATTAACTTAGTAATATGAAAACTAAAGAAATGAAATGTCCAATATGTAAGGGAAAGGGAATATTAGATATTCCTAAAAAACTTAATCCTTATTTTAAAATACAGGTTGATGCTAGGTATGTCGCAAAATCGTTAAGGGCAGAAAAGTATTCTTACAGAGAAGTTGCTCGTCTTATGGGTTATAATAATCCACAAAGCATTAAAAGTTTAATAGAAAGCACAAAAACATGAAAACAGAAAAACAAATTTTAGAATCAATACATGATGATGTTCTCAAGAGAAAGATTCAGATAAGAATAGATCTCAAGATGTACAAAGGTATGAAGCCAGATGATATTTTGAGAACAGAGAACAAACAAACGCCAATGGGAATAGTGCAAAAGAATTTTCTTGTAAAAGATGAGATTAAAATTGGGAAAGATACAATAAAGAAAATAAACGGAACATTGATAATCATTGAAAACTTGATTAATTCTATTGACAAATGAAAAGAATAGGAGTAATATATAAATATATGGTAATTACTATATTAAATCAAAAACCAATTTTTGAACCATCTGTATCCAATAATAGGTAGGTGGTTTTTTTATATGTAAATTTTAGATTTTATGATTAGAACAGCAGAATATTGTCGCATTGGACATGTTGATCGTGTTTGTAACATCATAGCCGATGGAATATTAGACGAATGTTTAAAGCAAGATCCTAACACAAGGTCAGCAATTGAAGTTTTTGGTTGTCATGGGGTTATAAATGTAGGGGGAGAACTAACCACTAAAGCCATAATTAGTGTTTCAACAATAGTAAAGAATATTTATAAAGAGATTGGATATAGAGATGAGATGAAAGTTATAGTTAATATAGCCCATCAATCTCCAGAGATTTGTGTATTAGCAAATGAGGGTGCAGGAGATAGTGGAGTTGTAACTGGATATGCCACTAACGAAACACCGGATTTTTTGCCATTGGAAGTTTATCTTGCGAAAAGGGTTGCCGATGCGTTAGATGATACCAATGTAAAATGGTTACTCCCAGACGGAAAAGTCCAAATTACATTAAGCACAGAAACAAAAAAGGTTACAAATGTAGTTATATCTTATCAATGCAACGAGGAGAAAGATGCTTTCGTTAGAGAGTTAGCTGGTATAATCTTAGGAGAATATATAGATGATTCTACTAAGTGGATATTAGTACCATTTGAAAAAGGAGGGTTTGACGCTGACACAGGATTAACAGGAAGGAAAAATGTTTTATGGTATGGTCCAAGAGTACCAGTTGGTGGTGGTTCGTTTGCAGGAAAAGACGCAACAAAGGTTGATAGAAGTGGAGCTTACTTGGCAAGGAGCATAGCAGTAACTGAAATTAGGCAAGGACACAAGGAAGTGTTTGTAGAAATCGCTTATGCAATTGGAGAAAAAGACGCTTTGTATGTAAAGGTAAACGGTGTAATAGTTAATAGCCAAATAAATAATGTTGAACAGGCGATAAAAGCCTTGAACCTTAAAGAGCCAGTATTCAAAGAAGCTTCAATAAGAGGGCATTTTGGATATGATTCTAACTGGGAGAAATGAAAAAAGTTATTTATTTTAATAGACAAATATGATTACGAATAATTCCGACATACAAGATATAATGAAACCAGAAGAATATATAAAGTTCGTAGAGTTTATGACATTACCTCTTTTCTTACGGAAGGAGGTTTTTGGATTTGAGACAGCTACCGCATTTGCCAAGAAGTATAATGTCTGCCCAGACACATTAACTGATTGGAAAAGGAGAGATGGTTTCTGGGATAGGGTTAAAAGAGAAAGACCTAAATGGGTAAAGGAAAGAGCATCAGAAGTATTGGCTTCTTTATACAGAAAAGCTATTAGTGATGGTAGTGCTAGTGAAGTTAAATTATTCTTACAATATGCAGGAGAATTTGAGGAGAGCCAAGTTGTTAGACTCCTAGAAAAAGAACCATCAGAAGAAGAAAAGGAATTAATTAAGAAAGCACTATCTTATGGAAAATATAACATTGAACAAAATAATACAGGACAAGACAAAACGGAAGTGGGCAGTAAAGAATGACTTTCGTTTATTTTTCCATTACTATTTTTCCCACTACATAAAATACGAGACAGCACCTTTTCAGAATCAAATGTATGAAGACTTACAGAATTGGGACATAAGGTTTGAGGAGATAATAGCATTCAGGGAGAGTGCCAAAAGCACCTTAGTAATGTTAGGGCTTCCTATCTGGGCGATAATATCTAACAAAGCAAAGTTCCCAGTTCTAGTTTCTGATACAGGCACTCAGGCAAAACAACATATATATAACTTAAAGAATGAGCTTGAAAACAATCAAAAGTTAATTAGAGATTGGGGTCCATTTCAAGGACAAGAAGAGTGGACATCATCAAATATAGTTTTAACAGAGTATGAAGCAAGGATAGTAGCTCGTTCAACAGGACAAAAAGTGAGGGGATTAAGACACAAACAGTACAGACCAGACTTAGGAATTTTTGATGACTTAGAGAACATACAAAGCATAAGAACGAAAGAGCAAAGGGATAAGAATGAACGATGGCTATTTGATGAAGCAATACCGGGATTAGACGACAAAGCAAAGAAGATAATCATTGGAAACTTACTTCACACCGATAGCTTAATGATGAGGATCAAGCAACAGATAGTTACCAATCAAAGAGATGGGATATTAAGGGAATATCCAATCGTATCTGGAGAAGATATATTATGGAAAGCAAAGTATCCAAACCTAGAAGCTATTGAGGAAAAGAAAAGAAGCGTTAGAAATCCATCTGGCAATCCTTGGAGAACATGGAATAGAGAGTATCTTCTAAAGATCGTGCCAGAAGAAGAACAAGGGGTGAAAGAGGAATGGATAAAGTATTACGATGAATTACCCTTAACCAGTTTATCTCGAGAAGCGACAGGAGTTGATTTAGCAATAAGTAAGAAAGATACAGCAGATTATACAACTATGGTATCTGGCAAGTTATATGAAGTTAATGGTGAACAGAAATTATTCATTATGCCTAATCCGGTAAACGAAAGACTAACAGGATTTGAAACGACAGAGAGAGCAAGGAATGTTAGCAAAGCACTAGGCAATGGAGGGTTTACTGAAATGTGGGTAGAAGATGTTGCTTATCAAAAAATGCAGATAGAAGCGATGACAAAGATAGGGATACCAACCACAGCAGTAAAAGTAACAACAGACAAAAGATCAAGGCTATCTATGTCAGCAAGTTATATACAATCTGGTAAAGTAGTATTCGCAAGTAAGGGTTGCGAGGATTTAATAAATCAGATACTAGGATTTGGAGTAGAGGCTCATGATGACTTAGTTGACGCTTTTACCTTATTAGTTAATAAGATATTTGGAACACAGTTTAATATTCGTTTTGTGTAATTTGTCAAAAATAAAGATATGAAGAAAACAGTAGGCATAATTGGATATGGGTATGTTGGGAAGTCTATGGCTAGGCTTTTTCCAGACGCTAAGATATACGATAAGTTTCAGCCAGAATATAATAGTTCAAGGCATAAAGAAGATGTGAATAAGTGTGATTTGGCCATTGTGTGTGTGCCAACGCCGATGAAGAAGAACTTTTCATGTGATACTTCAATAGTTGAAGATGTTGTCAATTGGTTGGAAACACCATTAATCTTAATAAAGTCAACAGTACCTCCTGGAACAACATTATTATTAAGAACGAAAATGAATAAGAGTGTTTGTTTTAGTCCAGAGTATGTTGGAGAGGGTGGTTACTTTATTCCAGAGTGGTTATATCCACATCCAGTAAAAGTGGAAACTCATACTTTCTTAATAGTAGGAGGAGATAAGAAAGACACAAGTGAGATTGTTGATATATTTCAAGAGAAATTAGGTCCAACGAAAAAGTATATCCAAACCGATAGCACTACAGCAGAGTTAACCAAATATATGGAGAACATCTGGGGTGCTACAAAGGTAACTTTCAGCAACGAATTTTATAGTAT